ACAGCGTTCGGGTGTTAACTTGGGGAACCACTGAGTAAACCCGTCGAAGCCTCTCGCTCCGCTCTATGCCCGAACGCTGAAAAGGGGCTGCAATCAGGTGTTCAGTCACGGGCGAAAATCCACTAACACCCTGTCGCGAGTTCCCTTCGCGCTCTAAGTCTGATTGCAGAAAATTGGTCATTGTTGCGGACGTAGCCTCGCAGTTGCGTGGAGTGGAGTCAAATCTATTTTGATAATTCTCACTTCCACGCTGCGGCAACCATCGATTCGATGGTGTTGACCGGTGGCTGATGCTTGGTTTTGCTGGGTTTTTTGCTGGGTCTTCCGAGTGATTCTTTCATCTCTTCCAGCCAGTTGACATCCTCGTCTTGGCTCTTGCCCATCTCCTTCGCATCGGAATACAAGTCGGCCATCTGCTTGTTCAGCCTCTTGATTTCTTTGAGAGCCTTTCGCAGCTCGCCATCCATCGCAATGACCCGGCGTTCCAATGCCCGATGCTCGACCAAGATCATGGCATCCTTGGAGTTCTCGTCGGAGGGCAACCAGTCGCAGCCCTTCCACATCCGGTGGACTTGATCGAAGACCACCACCTTCGACTTGGGATGCCTCATCGAGTTGAACGCCCGTATCGACCGCCCGATATCGCAAATCAGATTTTCCTTAATGTAGGCCAGAACTTGCGAGCGGTTCGGGTCCGCATCGTGATGCAGGGGCGGCATTAACCGGAACAGGCTCCGGTGCGTCGATCCGTTTTCTAGATAGCTCATACGAACTTTAAATTCATTCTTCGTTTCGATATTGTCAACATCTCCCAAACTAACTTTCATCTAACCCACTTTTGGCTAACAGAAAGTTAGCATGGTTACCGCTATCTCCCCTATTGGGAGTTACTTAACTCCCCATAAATAGGGAGTACAATTCCGCTTTCGCAGACTTGCTTGAACCGCTCCCTGACGGGGCGGACGCAGTCAGCGGCGGAATTGAAACCCCTCCAAGACCGCTCAATCGCTCGTTCGACATAGCGTTCAATCGATCAGAAACGCCCCGTAGAGCGTTTTTGATTGGCGAATGACGTGTTGATACCGTTGCGCTGTTGGCGACGCGTAGGGGCGAGGGGGAGGATGGATAGATTTTCATGCTCTTGAATGGGGATAGAATGGCCAACAACGGTTAGATGCGCGGGGCGGATTAGAGAAGTTAGATGGAAATTCGGTGAATGAAGACCGGAGTCCGTTCGCCGACGTATGCGCCAGCTTGATTGAACTCATGGAACTCGACGGCTTCCTCGTAGGTCATCCCTTGGGATTCCAGCGATGCGATGACGCGGTTGTAGTCGTATGCGACGACCGATTCGCCGCCGAACGACTCGCAGATTCCGATGATGCAGTCATCGAAGCCGTCCATCAGCAGAAGGTCAGGGTCGATTTCGGCCAGTTCATCGCGAATACTCACGGCTTCGGCCTTTCGAGCGTAGGATAGACATCGTAGTCCTCCGACAGTTCGACCGGCACGACGCGAATCCGCCCTTGCGTGTACTCGCCGGGGTTCAGCTCACGCGCCGCTTTCTCCGCGTCCTTGCGCGACGCGAATTCGACCGTCTGGTAGCTGACGATCTTTTCCTTCATGTCGCTCCAGCCAATCGCGCCGCTTAGCTGGACCTTATAGACTGGCTTCGCGAACAGGTTGCGGCTCATTGGCTTACCTCTTGTTTATCGAGTTCCTCAATCGCTCGTTTGAGATAAATGGCATGATCGAGGCTTTCTTCTAGCGCATGCTGCAACCAGTCGCGCAACGGGAGAGGATTCGCGGAGACGGTCGTGCCGTATTTCTTAAAGCCGCGCATTTGACGCTCGGCGATGAGCATGCAGACGCGAAGCTCGGTTCCGCTGAGATATTCGGAAGGTATATGCTTCATGAATACAGTTCTCCCGTGCGGATGAGGTTGATGATATCCTCCGAATCATCGATCAGATCATGGCGGCGAATCTCATCCTCGCTTGTCGGATCGACCGAGACGCATGCGCGGACGTAGAAAAGACTGTCTTCGAGGCAGGTGAGCGCGGCGGCGACGTGCGCGAGACGGGTTGATGCGGATGCGATGAAAGGATTCTTAAAATCATCGGCCATCAGTTCGAGTTGTTTGGCCAACTCATCGAGCGGGATGTTTCGGTTCATCATAGCGTCTCCAGATCAGGTGTACCGGGGCAGAGCTTGTCGCCGTCTTCGCGTTCGATGATCAATTCAAGGATTTGCGTGCCGTCCTTCGCGATGAGCGAGCAGATATGTTTGTTGTCGTCGTAGATTGAGAGCGGGGTTGCGCCGTGTTCTTGCTCCTCGCCGGTCAGAATTGCGTTGAACAGATCGACAATGGTTTGCGCGTTGGCTTTGCTTTGGATGGTTAGTTTCATTTCTTTGCTGTTGTTTGACTGGTTTCGAGAGAGGAAAGTTTTCGCATGACACGACGACCATAGGCGCGGGAGGAGGACCGTTTGAGGGCTTTTGGCCCACCCTGCCAGATGCGTGCGAGCGATTCGTCGCTGAGATTGCGTCCGTAATGCGAAAGGTATGCGTGGGCGATGAACGTCGCGACGGCGCGGTTGGTGACTTGGGCGTGCGCGTAATGCGTTCCCATCAGGCGATTCACATCTCTTACCATAATCGGCTTGATCTGGAGCGCGCCAAGTTCGCCGTGACGACCACGGGCAAGATCGTTTCCGTGGGATTCGATTTGAATCAGGGCCGAAAGAAGCAATGGATGCATGATTTGATGCGCGGATGCGGTTTATTCGTTGGATTTGATGCGCGGGGGATGTTTTAACGGGTTTTCAGCCCTCTTGCCAATACTCGGTTTCCTCTTGCCAGTAACCTATTTCGAATTGCTGCTGGTTCACGTTGACCAGTCGCTTCGATCCGCACCGGCAGGTCTGCTCGACCGTCGTCCAGCCGTGAGCGCGAGGATTCGGACGATAGGAATCAACCGGACCAGCGAAACAGCGACTGACGAAATGCTTCGGCTTGTGGACGTGCTTCACGGTTGTTGCCCTTTCGCCTTCGCGATGATGGCGCGAGCAAAGTCTAAGTCCTCGTCATCGGCCATCGGATGCGCGAGGCGTTCAAGGGCGTCCAACATAGCGGGGGCGGATGCGATTAGACAGGAATTCGATTCATCCTCTTCTGAGTTCTCGTTTTGCAGCGCGCAAAAGGCAATGGTCCGATCTTTTTCGTCGATGATTCCAATATGGCAATTGCCGGAATGATCGACCCGCCAAGGGCCGGGGGTGTGGTTCACAGGTTGCCTTTCGCTTTGGCGATGATAGCCCCAGACATTTGCCACAGTTGATCGGCATCGCATGAACACGGGAACGCCTGAGGCGCTCGGCAGGTTGGCGTGTGTCGGATGCTGTTCCGCAGATTCTCCAGCGCGGACAATAGCTCAGGCGCGGATGCGATAAGGCGCGCATCCTCGGGCAGTATGTCGCCAGCGACAAACGCCGGATTCCATTCGCCCGCAATCGTGACGATATCCATGCGAAGGCTATCAGGGTTGCGTGAGATGGCTGTTGTGGGAATTGCAAGCCAAGGGCCGGGAGTGTGGGATTTCATTGGTTCAGGCGCGTAAAATTTGAATTGCACGGTTGATATCGTCGATGCCGGAAGGAGTCGTCAGTCCAGTGGATCTGAGGAATTCCAGCGTTTCGATGGTTTCAAGATTATTTTTGGAACGCCGCTTTGCCCACTCGATGAGGGATGCGATTCTTTCGTTTTGATTCATGGGTTCAGGCGCGTAGGGTTCAGGCAATCGTCTTAATCCACTCAAGATATTCTCGCGCTTCGGCTTCACCTTGACGGTAACCGCCAAGTTCTAAGCGGTCAGATTCTCCGGTTGATTGGCAATAATTGTACCAACGCTCGCGAGCTTCGGACCATTGGATTTCCAATTCATGGCTCACGATGCGCGCAAAGGCGGTGAAGAAGTCCTGTCGAACGGATTCGACGGCATCGTCCATTTCGATAGCGCGGAGAAGGTCCGCATCCATGCGGGAAAGGCTCATCTGGGGCAGTAGGACTTCGACCGCAAAGTCGCGTGCGTCCGCCCAGATTGACTGGTAGGCGTTTGTGCTGAGCCACAAAGAGCCGTCCTGAAATAGATGGTATTTGGATGCGTCTGATGATTCGTCTTCGCGGAAGGAGTCCGCAATATCGTCCGCGAAAGGCGCGAGAGTTTCGATGAGGTCATGCTCCTCGTCCGATAGAAACGAGTCCATGCGGTAATTTTGTCGGATATACGCAAGCGCGGATTGCGGGAGCCGGTCAGCGTGAAACGATAGCAGGATCGTCTCGCGAGCGATAATGCGTTCAAGGATGGGGATTAGCTTTGGATTCATGATTCGTGATTTAGTAAACCAGGATTTTGATTTACCGCTGCTGCCCACCGTTTCCGATGGACAGGCGCGAGAAATAAAAATTTCCTGGGGTTAAATTTTACTGTCGATTTCTTCGATGGAAACGAATTCCCATTGTTTGATATCTTTCAGGGCAATGCGTGCGTGGATAAGAGGAGCGCAAAATGCTTCCTGAGCTTCCGGCTTCGCGTCGAATGCGGAAACGAGCGATTGCAGGGTGCGGATAAGGTTTTCCGTCGCTGATTCGGGATATTTCATTGGATGCTTTCGTTTGGTTTGAGGAGGACTTTATGGCCTACCCTTTCGCACCACGCTTGCGGCATGATGCGCGGAGGATAGGTCATTCGGCCAGTGCGCGGAGAGCTTTGAGCGTTGGCTTACCTTTACCGCCGATTGCGCGCCAAGCGGCAACGGATGATTCTCCGTCGTGATTCCAAGTGGATGCTCCGTTGAGCGTTGCGCGGCAGGATTCCATGAACCGCTCCAGTTTGTCGGGATTGGATGCCCAAGGGAGCGCGGAAACGGCTTTGCGGTATTCAGAGAGGAAGGATGATTTGTTCATTGGATGCGCGGGGATAGATTAAGCGGTGAAGATATGTGCCATCGAACCGTCAGGAAGTGAACCGGAGACAAAAGAGCGGTTCCAAAAATTGGTTTCGCGGGGAGTTCCTTTGGCCGAATCTTCATCTAGGAAACGAGTCACAAGCGCGAGAACTGCCGCGCGGTGGGTTTCGTCGCCTGTCAATTCGTGCGGGTAGGGGATGACGATAGAACCACGCGCGCACTTTGCTTTGATGCGTGAACCTTTGGAGTCAGTCGCTGACAGGAATTTGGTTTGGATGGATTGCATGGTGTTTTATTCGTGTTTGATTGACCGCTGCAATCCACTCTTTCGAGTGGACTGGCGCGGGAAATCAAAGGGAGCCGTTCGATTCGGCAATGTCACCCCATGAAGCGATTCTATAGTGGCCGTTCATTCGGACAATTGTCGGCGCATAAGTGTCGCCCGTGTTCAAATACTCAACCCAAGTTCCGTTTCTAGTCTGAAAGGCTTCGGTTCCGAAAGTCTCCAGTAATGCGTCAAGGCAATGAAGCCTCACGTCCGAAGTTGACGGCGCATGATAGCACTCGCGCACTCGCGCATCACCGGCGGGGAGCGATTCCAATTCGGAGCGGCGCATTCGGAAGATTGCCTTGGCTTCCTTTCCCTTGCCGGGGAAAGCCGATTCAATAGACGTAATGGACGGGGAGCGGAAACGGGGAGCGGATTTGGTGATTGTATTCATGGGATGGGATGGGATGGGATTTACTTTGCGGAGGGAATGGGCCGGAACTCTAAGCAAGGGCCGGAAACGGAGGCGGAAACGTAATAATCGGACAGATGGAAAGCGGCCCACCGTTCCGAATCGGGAAACGGGAGAATGGCAATGCATTCATGGGGCTTTCCTTCGTTCCGAATGCGCGGAGTTCTATCGATTCGGAGGCATAGTTGAGCGAGTGTCTCTTTCATGGGATTTGATTTGGATTTGGATTTGAATACTGAATTCTGGTTTCCATTTCAGAAAACCAGTGGTTCAGGATTCAAAGCTCAGCCAAGGATCGTCTGCTTCTTTGAAGGACAGGCTTTGCGGAGCGTTTCGAGTTCGCCCAAAGTTTCCAAGTCGCAGTCGATTCCCTCATCCTGAAGAGCTGAGCAAATCCCGTCCGTGTCGTCGCCCAAAAGTGAAACGAGAGCGAAATACCTGCTTCGGTTGCTTAGGCTAAACTCCGCCTGAACGGCGCGCCGATAGGCTAGAAAATCAGACGATAGGCCAGCTTCGCGGGCTTTCACTTTCGCCCAATAAACCTCCGTTGGAATACCTGCCTTCAGGTGAACTATCTTCCATCCTTCGCCTCGGTTGCGGAGGACGGTTCCGTTACTGCGGAGGCTGAGTGAACTTTGAATGGCATTAACTCTTTCGAGTTCAGTGCCTTGCTTGCTTAGGGTTGCCATAGTTTTATTTAGTAGGGGATTCAGAATTGGGAGCGGAAGAAAATCAGGAAGAAAGCATAGCTGGCGACGGCGTAGGCAAGGGTGACGAAGAGGATGGAAGCGAGTTTTTTAAACGTGGTTTTCATTGGTTGAATGGTGAACCGTTCACCGTCCACAACCCGTCATTGCTGACAGGCTGGGGACGAGGACCGGATCAGGCTTCAATACCGACACTAGCGCAAGTTTCGCACCATTGGCCCGAATCGCCCAGCTCACGGAGGGTGAACAGGCCGTCGCAATCGCGGCATTTACATTTGATTTCCGAAAGCCACTTGTCTGGGCCAGCAGCAAGACCAGCGATTCCAGCTGGAATAACTGAACCATTGGCAAGGCGGACGAATCGTGCGCCACTTTCGGATCGGATGATTTTGTAAGCTTGAATCTTCATTGCCTAGACACTATGGGCTGAAAGCCTGTCGGTTGCAAGGTTTTATTGGATTTATTTTGAGATTCTTTCAAGGGACAGGGGGACAGGGGGACAGGGGGAGTCAAGGTAAATCGAAGGAAAAGTGAAGAAAAGTGAAGTGAAAAGCCCCGCTGTCCTTACCCTACTTTCAAATCAAAGCCCGGATTTTAACGATAAAGTGGCGTACAAGATGTAGTGGTATCGGATTTTGGGTATACCATATGTAGTGGTGTTTTTGTTTGGACACTTGGCACGCTTTGTGGGACAAAGTGGACGTGAACAAAGAGAAATGGGAACAAGCTAAGAGTCTTTATCTGGCGGGAATGGAGTGGAAAGCAATTGCAAACGATTTGCAACTCTCGCAGGCAACGCTACAAACTCGCGCCAGTCGTGAGGGAATCACAAAATTGAAGGCGCAAATGCAAACGATTTGCACTGAAAAGAAAACCCAATCATTGGAAAGCCTGTCGGCAATCGTTCGGAGCAAACTGGCGGAAGATGCGGCATCGACGATTGAACGGGTAAACGGGTACGATCTTGATGGAATCAAAGACGAATCAACACGGGAGCAGATCCTTGGGAGCGTAGCTAAGAGAAGCGCACTTGTGTTTGGCTGGTCTGAGCAAGGTGAAGCGACTTCAGTCTCGATTAATCTGTTAGGATCGATGCCTGATCGGTTCGCGGAAGTCGTCGTGAGCAATCCCGTTTGAAGTAAAGATAACACCCATTGTACAACGGTGGGGAACTTATCGTCAGGATAAGTAAATCTAATGGGACAAAAGGATTGTTTTCCTAGGATTGGCACACTTTGTGAGGCAAAGTAGGGCACCCCCTTTTGGGGACGGCTTCGTTTACGATACCCCCCTCAAAAATTTTCCGTCTTTTTGACCATGTTAAGTAAAATTAAAATTGGTCAAGTTATTTCTCTTAATCAAGCTGAGAGGAAGTTGGCCCACTTCGTAGCCAAGAATCGCAACGGCAATAACCGTCATTTCAACACTACGAACTTGAAGATAAGCACGGATGACCCTGCGGCGGTGGATCTGGAGGGCGTGTGCGGCGAGATAGCCTTCTGTAAGCTATTTAATGTCTACCCCGACATCGACACGGATCGCGAGCCACCGCATCCGCTCTACGACGCGATTATCCCGCCTATTCCTCCGGGCATTCGCATCGATGTGAAGACGACAAAGTACGAGACTGGCAAGCTACTGGTCGATGCGCGAAAGGGTTCCAAGACCGATGGCGTGGATTTCTACGCTCTGATGACGGGTCAATTCCCCGGTCCGTATACGTTCCGAGGCTTCATAGCGAAGGAGCATATCATCCAGCCGCATAGGATTGGAACGCTCATCAAAGGATACAAAACTTACATGGCGGATCAGTCAGAGCTAACGGACGAGGTAACTATATTCTAATTGACTCGTGATACATAAAATGTATCCATCCGGCTTATCGACCCTAAGCAAGGCGGAGGCTTGGTCAGCCATCGCAAAACTGTCTAAGCGGCAATGACGCTCCGCA